GGTGGCGGCGGGGGTTTAGGCGGCGGCGCTGCCGGGTGTGCTGTGGGTGGTGCGAGTCCCGGTATGGACGAGACCAGGTGCCCGCCGGGTGGCACCGGGCCTTCCCCGTAGGTCACGGTGCCGGTGGCCGCGTCGTAGAGATACCACTTACCGGACGGCGGCGGCGGAGGGGGCGGCGGAGGGGGCGGGGGCGGTGGCGGCGGTGGCACCACGAGTTTCGGGGCGAGTTCGGGTGGCGGCGTCAGCTTCCCCGGCGCTGCCGCATACGCCTCCTGGAGGAACTGCTGGAGCGCCGCCTGCATATCGGGCCGGTCGGTGGTGATGCCGGTGACGATGCCGGTCTGCACGTCGTAGGCGATGTCGATACCCTGCTGCTTGAGCGCCGCCGCCGTCTTGGACGGGTCGCCGGTCAGCTTGAGCTTGCCCTCCTTGGTGATGTCGAACGCCTGGCCGGGCTCGTAGCCCCACCACTCGCCGGGCTTGGCCTTTTCCGTGCTGGGGAGCGACTGCTGGAACGCCTCGTGGACTTTGGTCAGGTTGGCGGCGTTCGTCCCCGCGTCGACCATCTCCTGGTTGAGTTTGGGCAGTTTGTCGCTGACCTTCACCAGCGCCTGTCCGGCGTCCTCCATGGGCTGCGCGATGTTGATGTGTTGCAGGCCGCGCAGCGCGTCCCCGGCCTGATCCCACATGTCGTGTATCTCTTTGGCCTTGTCTTTGTGGCCGGTGAACTCTTCGTACTTCTCGATCATTATTTCCAGCGGCCGGAAGGCCTTAAGCATGACGATGCCGAACTCGGCAAACCCGTTCATCAGGAGCTGCAAGATCGGACCGAACGCCTGTAGTCCTTCTCCGGCGACCTTCAGGACCTCGGTCATGAAGCCCATCGCCTTGCTGCTGATCTCGGTGATCTTGGTGATGACCCTGTCGGCGTGCTCGCTCATGTAGGTCGAGAAGGTACCGGCGTAGGTTTCCAGACCCTTGACCAGCGTCAGGCTAACCGGCATGAACGCGGCCTTGAGCTGGTTGCCGATCACCTCAAGACGCGCCGACAGCGTGGCGGTGTCCTCGACCATCTGGCCGATGGGTGTCTGCATCTCCTTGGCGGCGGCGGTCGCGCCGTTGAAGGACAGCGTGACCTCCCCGGTCACCTGGTCGGTCGTCTCCGAGATGTCCATCAGGCCGTCTTTGAACGCCTGGATGAACGCCGGGGTGACGCGCTGGCCGGCGATGTCCTTCAACGCCTGGATGCCGACCGCTCTGATCGCCGGGTCGGCGCTCTGAAGCTCTTGCTTGATCTGGTCCATGCTGGCCTTGAACGCGGTCGGCAGGTCCTTGAACTTGCCCTCCTCGACCTCCTTGGACAGGTGGTTGATGAACGACCCCATCGCGAAGACCATCTGGTTGGTGTTGATCCCCTCCATGTTCATCTGGCCCAGCAGCCAGGTCATGTCCTGAAGATGGAAGCCCAGGTCGGAAAAGCCCGACCCCAGCCGGTCCAGGTTGCCGGTCAGCGTGTTGACGTCGATCCCGGTCATCCGCGACGTGTTGATGATCTCCAGCAGGTCGGTGTTCATCTCGGCGGCAGGGACGTGGAAGGCGCTCATGGCGGCGGTCACCTGGCGCGCGTTGATCTCGATGTCACCCAGGATTTCGTTGCCCTGCGCCAGGGTGACCGTGAACTGCTTGAGTCCCTCGGTGCCCAGCGACTGCTGCAGCTCGGGGAGTCGCTGGTTGATCAGCGCGATGTTGTCGGCGATGTCCTTGAAGTGGACGATGGTGCCCTCGGCCGCGACATCCCTGATGATGTTCATGTAGCCCTCAAGCTGGCTGGGGTCCAGCGTGTGCGCCGCCAGCGTTCGCTCGGTCTCCTGCCAGGTCGTCCCGACATCGACGAGCATCCCCATCCACTTCTCGGTCAGGCCGAACAGGGTGTCGAAACCGCCCTGCGCGACATCGACAACCGCGTCGATGGCCTTGCCGATGCCGGGGATCTTGCCGACCGTGCCCTCAATGGCGTCGGAGGCGACGCCCTCGAAGTTGGTGAACTGCTCGGTGAAGATGCCCATCAGCGCCTCGGGAGACGCCTTGTCGCTCATCACGTTTTCCATCGCGTCCATGAACGCCTCGGCGGCCGACGCGCCGGCCTCGGCGGCCTCTGTGGAGATGTTGAACGCGGTGGACAAGACCGGCTTGACCGTCTTGAATGCCTCCCCGAAAGCGTCGGCGGCCTCCCCGCCCGCCTTCTTGAAGGCGTCCGCACCCAGTTGCAGGGACTCCATGACGCCGAACTCGCCGCCGCCGCTGCCCATCGCGCCCTTGAAGGCGTCTTTGAACGCACCCGCGCCCTGTGACCCCGCCGACTTGAAGGCGTCCACGATCCCGGCGATGCTCGGGACCACGTTGACGAACGACGTCATCATCGAGCCGCCGCCGCTTGTCATCTCGCCTCCTTACCAGGTACGGGAGTGGGTCTTGCCGACCGGCTTGTAGTCGCGCTCCACCGCCGTCTTGTACCGCTCCGCGTCGCGGCGGTCCATTTCCTCCCAGGTCATCGCCTCCGCCGGGAAGAAGGTGGAGGCCACCGCGGTCTCGGCGGGGTCGGGACCACCGGGTCGCATGTACGGCTGGTTGAGCGTGGAGATGCCCGCGCCCTGCTCCTGCATGTTCGCCAGCAACTGCGCCTCACGCGACCAGCCGCCGTCCAAGTACCAGCGCAGGCTGGAAGTCGGCGGCGCGGCGACCACGATGGATACCATCTTGGCGAAGGAGAGGTCCTTGGTGAGGAACATGTCGTCGGGGTCCTTCCCCAGCGCGATCACGTCGCGGACCAGTGCGTGCCAGTGGGTGCCCACGGCCTCCGTGAGCATTAGGATTCCCCCGGCGGCGTCGGCCCTCCTTGTGGCCGCGAGATGGGGAGGAACCACTGCCGGAAGAACTCGGCCTGTTCTCTCGGGTCGCGCTCTCCCATGTCCATGACCTGCTCTTGGATGTGGCGCGGGACGTTGGCGAAGATCATCCACTCGAACGCCTGGTACATCTCGTTGAGCGGGTAGATCTTCCAGAAGAACTTCGGCGTCGGGTTCAGCGAGGTGACCGCCGGGAAGACGATCGGCGGGTAGTCACCCTTGGGCTGGTAGACGAAGACCTGGGTGTCGCCGTACGGGTGCGCCGGGACGGACGGCAGATCTACCTTGACCTCCTCGGGTGGCCGCGTTGCCTGGGCCTGCGGATCGGGTCCACCGGCGACCACCTCGGTGACCTCCGGCGCATGGCCGTTCGCGGTGCTCCCGTTGCTGCTGGGCTTGACGCGAGCGGCCTTGCGCGGGGTCGTTGCCTTCCGCGGCCTGGCCGTGGTTGTCATCTAGTCGGCCTAGGCGAAGACGCCATCGTCCCAGTACTCGTACGCATGGTTGTTCTGATCGTCGGGCAGGGTCTCCAACGTGCAGTCGAACATCGCCAGGTCCTTGTGGGTCCACTTCAGGCCGGTGACGGTGATGATGCGGGCGTACGGGACCACCAGGCGGGCGTTCATCTTGGCGTAGTAGGCGTCGAAGACCCAACTGCCGGTGTCCAGGAGCTGGGCGTTCATCAGCGCCGAGATCAGGGTGCCGGTGGTCGCGGTCGGCGGTCTGACGGTGACGTTGTCGCTGCCGTGCACGGCGCGCTGCACGTCCGCGTTCATCATCTGGAGCAGCTTGAACTTGACGGTGATGAAGTAGTGGTCCTGCAGGATGGCGATGAGATTACCGCCCCAGTCGTACTTCTCGGTCTTGGCGCGGTCCTCCGCGCGGTCCAGGCCGTCGTCGGCCACCCGGCCCAGGGTGACGAACGCGGGGTCGAGCGCGGTGGTGGCGTCGGTCGGCAGCGCCGTCCCGAGCGGAGCGTGCCGGACACCGCCGGTCACCTTCGGACTTGGGGCGGCAATCTCGGCCACCTGAGCCGAGACATAACCACCGGGCGGTGGGGTGTACGGGGTTGTCATGGTTCCTCCTCAAGGGGCATGCCACGGTTAGCTTCGCACTGTGGATGGCTCTTTGTCGCGTTTGACACGCCTAGTCGTGCCGGGGACCGCCGTGGCGGTCAGCGATCCGTCGCCGGACAGCGCCACCGGACCGGGAGTCGGCGGCGGGACGAGCTGGATCGGCGTGCCCACGATGCGCCAGCCGACCATGCTGCGGTAGCGCACGATCTTGGTCAGCGGGTCGGTGTGACGGGTGATCAGCGCGGTGGGACGGGAGAAGGTGACGTACCAGGCGATGCCGCTGTGCGGGATGGTGGTGCCCTGCGCGTTGGCTCCCCAGGCCAGCACGTACTGCATGTTCTGCTCGGCCGCCGGTTCCTGCGGGTACGGCGCGTAGCTGTGCAGGATGATGTGGATGTCGAACAGGATGTTGCTGGCCAGCATCCCGCCGCCGCCGGCCTCGAACCTGATGAACGGTCGCTTCAGCAGTTCCTCACGCGCCGGGGGCGGTGGCAGCCGGGTGACACACGGCACCGGGGTCATCAGCGGCGGGAAGTACACCGCTGCCAGCGCCTCCGGTGGCGGCGGCAGCAGTGTCTCGTACGGGCGCGGCTGGGTCATAGCGCGACGATCGCCACCTCGGCAACCTCACCGGCCTCGCCGGCCTCGGCCGCTTCTTCGCCGCCCTCGGTCTCCTCGCCGCCAGCGTCGGGGGCTTCCGATTCCTCGCCGGGCTCACCCTCGCCTTCGCCGTAGCTTTCCGGTTTCGGGTCACTGGGGAACTGCGCAATGGCTTTGAGCAGGGTGGCGTGATGGTAGTCGTCGATCACGGCCTTGTAGTTCTTGGTCCAGACGTTGGCCCGTGGCCGGGTCACCGCGCCCTCGGTGGGCGACGTCACCGCGTAGACCGCGCCCTTGGTGATCGCCGTCGAGTTCGCGAGCGCGCAGATCTCGTCCGCGCGCTGCTTGATCGCCGCAAGGGAGGCGTCGGACCACAGGAACTGACGGAACTGCTCGGCGTCGAACTGGAGGGTGTCACCGCCGCCGATGTCGTGCGGCATTTCGGAGATGCCCTCCTCGTCACCGGCTACGGCGCTGGCACCTTCCTCGGCACCAGCCGCTTCGGCACCACCGGCGACCGCCTCGGCGATTTCGGGAATGAAGGCCATCAGGTCACCCTCCTCAGCTTGACCGTCCCGCCCGTCCACTGGGTCAGGTTGGGCCAGGGGCCGTGCCGCTCGTCGTTGGGGTCGCCGTCCACGAAGTAGGCCACGCCGCCGTCGTAGTTACCCTCGTCGTCGACCGTCCCGCCCAGGATCACGCCGTCGCCGCTGCTGTAGGCGTCGGGGTTGGGCACCGCCAGGTGCAGCGTCGTCTCGGTCCTGTTCAGGAACTCGGGACTGATGATCTGGCTGGTCGAGCCACGGCGTCCGAACTGGACGAAGCTGTAGGCGTACCGGACGACCGGCGCGCCCTCGATGATCAGATAGTTGTTATGCGCGTCGGTCTGCGTCATATCGATGGTCTTGGCAGTGTGCAAGACCGGCCAGGGCGTCGGGATCTTCATGCGGTCCAGGTCAGCTTGTAGGACGACAACCGGTCGATCTGCTGCGGGTTCATGTTCAGGCCAAGGTTCTGCGACAAGCTCAGCTTGAATCCCGGCGTGGAGATGTCCTTGGCGTTGGCGACGCCGAACTCGTGGGCAACCTCGGCCAGCTCGTAGGCGATCAGCTTCACGTCCGGCGGGCAGACCTGGTAGCCGTGGGTGAAGGTGACGCTGGCCCAGCCCATGTTCATCCACGGCATGTACGCCGGGGTGTCCGGCCCGTAGTAGTAGGCCGGGAAGCTGCTGCCCCACCACTGCCAGCCGAACGGCATGACGTAGCCCTCTTCAAACCATTCGAACTGGTCGGGCGTCAGGACGACCTCGCTGGACCCGTCGTCGCTCTCGTTGCTGCCGGTCTTCAGCGTCACCGACGCGACATCGGTGACGTGCAGAGACGGCAGCATGATGCGTCCGCCGGTCCCGATGCGCAGCTTGTCCACCGTGTCGGTGTCGTTGGGATAGATGCGCCAGCCGCAGTAGCGTCTGATGGCCTCGCCGGCCACGCCCAGGAAGAAGTTGATGTCCTGCTGCTGGAATAGCTGCCAGTCGGGGTCGTTGGAATCGACCAGCGGCGGGTACTCGGGGTACTCCGGTGGCGCCGGTGGAGGGGTTGGGGGAGTCGGCGCGGTCATGGCATGACCATAACTCCGTGAGCGGACTACTCCCCGGAGGCGCGAGCCTCGCGCAGCTTCTCTTGCAGGTCGGGCTTGCGGTCGCCGTGGCCGTACTCGACACCCCACCCGTCCAGCTCGTCTTTGAGCTGTTCGACGGTCAGGGCTTCGACGGGGACCTCCTCGTCCTCCTCGGCTTCTTGCTCGACCCCTTCCTCCCCGGCCTCTTCCTCCCCGGCCTCGTCGGCCTGTTCTACGAACTCGGACTCGGGTTCCTCACCCTGCTGGATAACGTCGACATCGACGATGAACTCGCCGGTCACCGCGTCGACCAAGATCACGTCGTCGGCGTCCTCGACGGGTTTGAGGCCTTCGGCCAACCGGGTCAGGTTCTCCGGCACCGCGACGCCCGCCGCCTCGAAGGTGGCGATCGCCTGTCGGACCGCCAGAGCCTGCGATGCGCCCGCGTCACGGACGTACATGGTCCCCTTGGGCGGGGCCTGCAACCTGCCGTAGTGGCCGCCCGCGACCGGGGGACCGGCCTCCTGTTTGTCCTTGCGTCCGACAGCCATCAGTCCTCCTTTGGTGCCAGGGGGTGGCGGCGGAGCGATGCCAGCGCCGCCACCCCCTGAGTCCCTGTTACCAGGTCGGAGCCGTCAGGCCGGTGATCACCGCGACGGACTGGGGGTACCTCGCGGCCGAGAATGCGAGGTAGTTGTAGATCTGGAGCAGCACGGTCAGGTTGGCCGCCTTGGTCTCCGGCAGGACGCGAGCCCGGACACCGGACTCCCACAACACCACGTCGCTGGCGCGCAGGACGTAGATCACGTCGTCCGTGCCCCCGGTACCCGACCCGCCGCCACCATCGGTGACGGTGATGTTGGGATCGGTCACGACGGGCAGCCCGTGCATCTGGCCTACCACCTGCTGCGATGCCACGGCGCTCAGCACGCCGGCCACGTTCATCGGGCTGTTGGCAGCCGGAAGAACCAGCGGACGGTCTTGCAGGTCCAACAGCGAGAGGAACCAGCCCCAACGCCGGGGGTGCATCACGATGACCTCAGCGGGCAGGAAGCGCTTGGTGTGGATCTGCTGAATCGCGTTGGCGATGGCGCTGTAGACACCCTTGATGTCCACGGTGGAGGCCGGGACGTTGAGGATACCTGGCGTCAGGTTGACACCGAGCACCTGGCCGTTGGTCCCGGTGCCGGACAATACCTGCTGGTCGGTGGTCGCCGCGTGGGCCGCGACCAGGTCGCGGAACACGACGTCGTCGAAGGCGATCGGCGACTGGTCGATCAACTGGATGGCGACACCCTGCTGACCGGCGATGGTGCGTACCGGCGCGTTGATGAAGGTGTCCGTCAGGTCGGTGTCAGCACCGGCTGCGGTGAGGTCCTGGTTGTCCGACTGCTGGACGGCGGTCGTGGTACCAGTGAGCAGCTTGGGAATGTTGATGCTGTCCGTACCACCCGGAAGTGGTTGGCGCTGAACAAGATTGGCGAACGCGCGACCGGGACGAGCCAGCTCGATGTACTGATCCATGAGCCAGGCGGGGGGAACGGCATAGCCGCCGGACCCATCGACACGGCTGATGTCGCGGTACTCCTGGTACTCGGGCAGGGTCGCCACGTCCTGGGCGTGTCGGAACAGCCGGTCGCGGGAACTGCCGTCCGTGTCCATGTTCATGCAGTACTTGATGAGGTCCTGCATGTAGGAGCGGCGGTGGTCGCCTTTCTGGTAGATCTGCTGCTCCTTGACCCGGAGCACCGACTGCTCGGTGGCGCGGATCGCGGCCAGGTTCTTGTTGATCTCGCCGGTCCGGCGTACCTCTTCGCCGACCTCGGTGATGCGCTTGTCCAGGTCCTCGATGTCGCGGCCAATACCACGCATCTCGGCCAGGTACTTCTGCAGCTCCGCGTCTTCCTCGGGGGAGAGTGTCTCGTGACGCTGCTCGCGCGCGACCATCAGGACCGACTCGGCCTTGTGGTTGAGCGTGGTGCGGCGGTCGGACAGCTCGCTGCGCTTGGTAATCAACTTGCGCAGGAACTCTTCCATCGAGCCGCCGTCGCCGAGGGCGGCGGGCACGGTGTCGGTGACTGTCATGGTGAATCCACCTTCAAAACGGTTGGTTGGGTTACCCCGGAAGGCTGCCACCCTGTTGCGCCCGGTATCGGTGTCGGACACGCCCCGCGCAAGGGACGCCGCCGCCGTCGCGTAACTAGAGCTACCGTGGCCGGTTGGCGAGATCGTAACCCCACGCGACCGGATTTGTGTCATAAGACGCGCGTAGACTGCCAAATTGCTTTTAAGAACCCCGCGCCTGCGCGAACAGGCCGGGGCTGTGGCCGACTGGTTAGGAGTCGACAATGGGTGAGATTACGCTGGCCGGGTTCGTCGGCACAGATGACTGCGCGGCGTGTAAGCACGGTCTGGTAAGCGGTGTCGTACACGGCTGGCACGGAGTCGTGGTACACAACTGCTGTTGCGCCGACTGTGTCGCCGGTTACGAGGAAGCCACCGGCGTCCGCCCGATCCCGGTGTGGCGCAAAGAGGTGACGTGTAGTTGCCCGCATTGCACCGGCCTGCGCGCGCAACGCCGCGCCGCCTCTCTGCTGGGCAAGCGGCGCAGGGTTGAGCCAGGTGACGCCATCCGGTCGGTCGCCAGCGAGCTATTTGACCCAAACGGCTTCTTTGTCTACCTACTGTGGGGCGACGACCCCGACCGGCCCATCTACGTCGGGCAGTCCAGGGACGTACTGAGTCGAATGGGGACCGGCACGCGGCGCTTCGCGGTAAAGAATGTCCAGTGGATAAGGCGGGAGTCGAAAGAGGCAATGGACGAGTTGGAGCGCAGCCTCATCAGGCTGTACCAGCCACCAGAGAACAAGATTATGTACGACACATGCTGACGTTCGTCTCAAAGCAACGTCTATGCCTCACAATCGCGCTGTGTGGTGGTGCTGGTGGCGCAGGAGGCGCATCCACAGCGTCGTCACCGTCCGGATTGATGGTTACAGCGTTACAGGATTAGGAGAGAACATGGCCTACACATTGCCCGTGGGCAAGCAGGTCGAGGTACAGGTCAGTTATGTGGATGCGGCCGGGAACCCGGCCGCCGTGGACGGCCTCGTCGCGTGGGACAGCAGCGACCAGAGTGTGGTCGACGTGCTGGTGGATGACAACGACAGCACCTTGGCGACCGTCCGCGCCGAGGGTGGCGTGGGTAACTGCCAGGTGACCGCGACCGCCGACGCCGACCTCGGTGCCGGGACGCGCAGCCTGGTCACCACGATGGACGTGACCTGTGTGGCCGGCGAGGCGGTGGCCGGGACGATCGCGCCGGTCGGCGAGCCGGTGGACATTCCGGCTCCTTAGCCGGGTGGCATCACCACGACCTCGCAGCCTGGTAGCTCGTACGTCTTGTGCCAACGGCGCAACCGCTCCAGCCAAACCCCCGCGTCCTCAGCGCTGGCGGACGCATAGAGCTTGGCGTCGGTCACCGCGAACGGGAACAGCAGCTTGGCCAGTACCGCCTGCCATACGGCGGCGGCGACACCGGGGAGTTCAGTGGCGCGGTAGTCGTCGAGCGCGATGACGCACCCCGGCGCGGCGTGGCCGATCGCCAGGGAGATATCGGTGGCCACGCAGCCGAATTCATGGCAGCCGTCGATGTGGATGAAGCGGAAGCGCCGGTTGTCGATGAAGTGCGTCAGGTCCAGCGAGTCACAGGCGTAGGCCACCGGACGGACCGGGTGGTAGAGGTCCCAGTTGGCATAGAAGCGGTCGGCGGTGGCGGCGGTGAACAGCGGGTGGTCGGTGCAGCAGTGATGCAGGCCGGGGTTGCCGAAGATGTCGCAGACCACCAGCTCGTCGGGGCCTTGGCCATAGCCCAGCAGGATCGCGGACTTACCCATGAAGCAGCCGATTTCCAGCAGGTCGCCGAACGCTCCGGCCGCGACCTGGGTGCGGAGCAGGTAGGTGAACAGCGCGGCGTCACGCGGGCTGAACCAGCCGGCGATGCTGTCCAGCTGCTCGATGTACGACTCGGCCGTTGACGTCATCTGTGTCATACGAAGACGGCTTCCGGCAGCATCAACGCGCGCCGGACCACTGGGGGCGGGAGCGCCGGTTGGTCGCCGCGGATCTGACTCTCGAACTGCGCGACGGCGATCCGCTTCTTGCTCCACGCCTCGACGGGTGTAACGATGCGCGCGGTGTCGGTCCACGGCACGTCGGGGTCGTCGGGTTCGGCCCAGTGCCACATCCACACCGGGTACTCGACGTAGACGCAGTCGGCCTTCTGTGCCGCCCACAGCGCCGCCTCACCCGCCGCCGCGTGGTCGGGGTCGCCGTCGCCGCGCCACGGTGCCGCCAGCCAGTCGTCGCCATCCAGCAGCGGGACCAGGTGCTCACCCAGGTCGCGGGCATGCCAGGCCAGTTGGCCGTCCGGCAGGGCGAGGAAGATCGGCGGCGCTATCCCCAGCGCCAGGCACGCCTGCGTCAGCTCGGGACGCTGGTCGTCAAGGGCGTCGGTGGCGCAGACGACCTGGGCGTGCTCGCCGAGCATGGCCAGGGTCGCTCCCAGGCCGAAGATCGCATCGACGGCGTGCGCGGACACGACGATCAGGTTGGCGCAGTCCTCAAGCGCAAGCTCAGGAAAGTCGTGGTTCCAGGCCAGCCACCGTTCGGCGGGTGTGCCGCCCTCGTGGACGGGTTTGGCGGCCAGACGCACACCGTTGGTCGTCACCCGGCGCGCTGCTCAAGCCCACCTGTGTAGTACGACTGCTCCAATCCTTGCAGGTACGCCAGCCCCTCGCTGACCGACGCGATGTTGGGGATCCCGGCCTCTTCCCGCAGTTCGCGCAGTTGGCGGCCGACGAGGTTGTCCTCGTAGGACGCCGGGTGCAGCCGTCCGATCATCTTGGCGGCGTCGGCCAGCAGCGTCCGCGTGCTCTCTTCGTTCTCAATGGACAGCCGGTAGGCGTGCACGATGGTCGATTCCAGCGCGGCCAGCAGCGACAGGTTGATCGGGCTGTCGTGCGGGCTGTCCATGTCGTCGTCGTCGGAGCTGGGGGTGTCCCCGCTGCCGTCCTGACAGCGACCCGCGCAGTCAGGACAGGAGCAGTCGTCCGGATGCTGGTCGCTGTTGGCCAGCACCACGGCGCCGGGGAACCCCGTGCTGATCGCGGGCTTGTCGCCCGCCGGTGCCTCGTTGGGTCCACCCGTCTTGGTGTAGGGCGATGAGTCCTGCGGGTCCTGGCTCATCAGGTCCTTGGGCGGGTCGTAGACGTAACCCGGCCCGTTGAAGGCCTCGGCGCGCTGGGACGGCAGCGGGACGCGGGAGCCGTCCGGCAGGATCGCCACCAGGCTGTCCCGGCCCGTGTCGTCGCGCACCATCTCGACGCGCGGACCGGCGAGGTTGGCCGGGGAAGGGGTGCTGTAGGCCTGAAGGAGGTTGGTCTGAGTCATGGCCTTCTTGTCCTCGCTGATCTCGATACCGAACTTCTTGGCGGCGGCCTTGATCTTGGCCTTGATCGACGCCAGTTGGCTTGAGCTGTAACCCTTTTGGTTCTTGGGCATGTTGATGTAGCTCCACGCCGCCTTGACGTGAGCCGCCGTGTCGATGGGGTACTTGCCGTTGGCCGGGTCGGCGTAGGGCACGTTGCCGTACGGCTTCTTGGGGTCCTTGGCCCGGCAGGTGACACACACACCGTCCTCGAACTCGTGCGACTCATCGTCGTCGCCGTCGTCGTTGTCCTGCTTGCCGAACGGCTTGGCCTTCTTGCCCCCGAAGTTCTCGGTCTGGCGCAGGCTGTCCAGGTTGGCCAGCAGCTTCTCCAACTGGAGGCCGTCCACCTTGCTCCGCAGCTCCACCAGGTCGGCGTGGCTCAGCTCGGCCAGCGCGCCGATGGTCTGGTTGTTCAGCACCGCGTGGGTGGTCGGGTTCATCCCGTAGTTCACCACCGACACGTCGCCCTTCTGCAGCGACACCTCGGTGATGGTCCGGTGGGTGTAGGAGCTGTCCCAGACCTGATCCTTGACCCGGAAGCCGAAGGACATCTCGTCCATGTCGCCGCGCTTCATCTTGGGGATGAGCGCCTGGACATCGGGGTCGCTGCGGTCCAGCGTGGCCCGTACCCGCAGGCCGTTGCGGTCCCGGTACAGCTGAAGCGTCCCCGACTTGGTCCGCGCCAGCGGGCAGCCCTCGTGGTTGATGAGCAGCTGCACGTCGGGACTGGTCGCCAGGGTCACGTCGAAGGCGGTGGGCTGGATCTGCTCGACCCAGCCGCCGCGCTCGACGCCGCCGTAGCAGTCGTACGGCTCGTAGGTGGCGGCGTATCCCTCAAGGATGAGACCGTCCCCGACTTCCCGGTACTCGAACGCGCTGACACACGCGCGGTGCTCATAGACGTCGAGAATCTTGGCGCGGTTCGCACGGTTGGTGGTTGGCGCGGTCATTTCCCAGCTCCTACCTTCGCCCCGTTAGTGGGCTGCTTGGGTACATTCTGGCCCCCGGTCGCCGGTTGCGACGGCATCGACGCGGGTGTTTTCTCCATCGGTCCCCGCACTTGCAGCGAGGCGGTCTTGGTCGGGTCCATGCCCAGTGGCCCCATCGTGGTCGGCTGCATGAACTTCTTGCCCAGGCCGCCGGGGATCGGCTCCATGAGTTCCTTCGCGCGGACCTCGTCGGGGTTCTGCCAGCCGGACTGGATCGCGGTCTTGTAGGCGTTGTAGCGGACCTCAAGGTCGCCGCGCAGCAGGTCGTCGAAGTCGAACTCGATGTACTGCTGACCCGGCAGCAGGTCGCTGATGACCGACTCGATGTTGGCCGTCCAGGCGCGGAAGCTGTAGGTCACGGCGGCGCGGTTGATCTGCTCGACACCGGTGCCCCACGCGGTGGTCTCCTTGGTGTCGCCAATAAGGATGGGAGGAACCCCGAACATGATGCAGATCTCCGACCGCTGGAACTGGCGGGTTTCCAAAAACTGGCTCTCGTCAGGCCGGATGGTCAGGTTCTGCCACTTGAAGCCGCCGGTCAGCACCGCAGGGAGCCGCCTGCCACCGTGGCTGGCGATCCAGTTCTGCTGCTGGCGCGTGACCGCCTTGTCGTCCAGGTTCTGGTCGGTGCACAGCAGGCCGGTGGGGTTGGCGCTCTCCTTGAAGTAGCGGTAGCCGTACTCCTCGGCGGCCAGGCCCATGCCGATGGACACGGCGGCCTGACGGACGGGAGACAGGCCCCACGGTTCACCCGGCATGGTGAAGCGCCTGATGTGGACAATGTCGAACTTGTCCACCGGCTCGCCCATGATGCGGTAGATCGGATCGAACCAGTACAGAATCTCCGGCCGGCGTTCAAGGAACACGATGTCTGGGTGCAGCGGCAGCAGCGCGGTCGGGTAACCGTCCGACGAGCGGCTGGTGACGAGGTGGTAGCTGTTGCCGCGCAGCGCCAGGCTGGCGATCACCATCCACTTCCACTCGAACAGGTTGAAGCCCGGCCACGGCTGCCGGATGATGGCGGGTTGCGGGTTGAGCGCGATGGGGACACCGTTGGCGTCCTTGCGGTATGCCTTCCACGGCAGCGCGGCGATGGTGTCGGCCAGCAGTCGCACGCAGGCCAGGACGGTCATGTTCGCCATCGCGCGGTGCACGCCGACGAAGTCGTCGATCACGCCCACCTGCGGGGGCGGGACGAACGACGACGACATCAGCGCGCGCTGCTCCTGACCGCCGCGACCCGAGAGCACGGCGGGCAGGCGCGAGAGGATGCCCACTAGCCGGTCCGGTTCGTGGTCAGCGCGATGCCGAGCAGCAGGATGCAGATGCCTAAGACAATGAACCCGGCCGGGACGTAGATCAGGCCGACGCCGAAGGTGAGCAGCGTGATGCCGAACAGCTCAAGGATGGTGGACACCACCTCCTGCCGGTCGGTCTTGGGCTTGGGCGGCTGCTTGACCGTCACCTGGGGCACTTTGGCCCTCTTGCCGCGCGGCTTGCGCTTGACGATCTTGACCGGCTTCTCGGCCGGCTCGGGAGGCGCTTGGTAGCCGGTACCGAGGCCGCGGTCGCGCAACCCCTCGGCCAGGTCGTCGCGCGGGTCGTTGTAGAGGCGCTGGCCCGGTCCGGTCAGTCGGAGAGGGGCGACGTTAGATTCTTCCACTGCTGCTCCCTGAACTGTTCCTCTTGCTGGGCCGCCTGTTTCTCCCACTGTGCAATAACGTCCTCGTCCGGCCATAGGTGACACACCGGGTCGGGAGCCGCGGGGTTGTACTGCTCCAACCACACCGCCTGGGCGGCGGCGAACAGGCAGGCGATGTCCACCGGGGAGTTGCGCCGGTCGAAGATCCAGGCATCGCCCGCCGTCCGCGCGATACCGGAGGCCGCGGCGCGGTCCAGGATCGGCTGCGGCGGGTGGAAGATCGAGTGGTTGCAGATGCCGTCGTAGAGCAGGCCGCAGGCCAGTTGCAGCTCGACGCCGACCGGACAGGGCGTCACCGGCAGGCCAGCCGCCTCGAAGTCACTGATCAGGCCGCTGATCGGGGCACCGGTCTTCTGGATCGCGATGCCTTGGTAGAGGTCGCGGCGTTCCTTGAGCCAGGGGATCATCCAGTCCGTCCCGCGCGCTGCCTGCATCACCTGGATGTGCAGGCTCCCGTCGTCGCGCCGTGCGGCGATGCTGATGTAGCTCTTGGTACGTTCGTAGTTCACGTCCACCCCGACGTAGACTGGCGATTCCTCTGCCCTCCTGCTGGTTGGGTCCATCGTTTCCTGCCAGTGCTCGGCCGGGATGATGCCGGGGTCCATGGAGTCCACCCACATGCACAGGTGCTCGGTCATGAATCCGGGCATGTTGCGGTACTGCTGCGCCTCCATGAACGCCTGTAGGTCGTCGATGGTGAAGTCGTTGAGCATCCCCATCGCCGGGTTCGCCATGTACCAGTAGCGGCGGTCGCGCGGGTCCTCTCCCATCGGAACCGACCACTCGGCCAAAAAGATCTGGGACTGTTCGGTCTCGCCGGTCTGGATGCGCCGGATGGCGCCGTCGCGCAGCGGACGCAGGACCTCACTGCGCTGGTCCCCGGCGTTGGACGTGCAGATGACCTGGCTGTACGGACGCGCGGTGGTGGTCGGGACGATGGCGTTCCAGGCGTCGCTGGTGGTGTGCTCGCGCAGCTCGTCCAGCATGGCGATGTCGACCGCCAGCGACCGCGCCCCCTTGCGGGAGGCGGTGGCCGCGCGCCACACCCTTCTGTTGGTCAGGATCGCCCGGTGCTTGCCGTTGGTGACCCGGTGGTTGATCAGCTCGTTGCGAAGGAACTTGTTGTCACGGATCTCGTCCACCACGTCCTTCAGCGTGGACTCGGCGTAGTCCAGGTTCTGGGCCGCCAGGACCGCCAGCCGCGCGCCGGGGCACTCCGGTGTCACCCGGCCAAAGCGCGACAAGAACAGCCGCCAGAGCCCTAATCCCTTGAGCCACTGCGTCTTTCCGTTCTGGCGCGCGACCAGGACGACAATGATCTTGAACCGGAACCCGGCCTTGTTCTCGCCCTTCTCCAAGGCCGAGATGTAGAGCCACTTCTGCCACGGCAGCAGCTTCCAGCCGCAGACCCTCGTCAGGAAGTCGATGCAGTCGTAGCCCCAGCTCCACTCGGGTGTCGGCAGGCCGTCCTCTCCGCAGTGCTCCGGCAGCGGCGGCGTGAAGACGCGCGGCGTCATCGACCCGATGCGGCAGACGTCTTCCTGTTCAAGCAGGGTCGTCATGGCGCACCACCCGATTCACCAGCTCGCCGTCCCGGCTCACCACCCGGTCCACCAGCGTGTCCGCTGGGGCGGTGTAGACCACCACCGTCTCCGGGTCCTCCTTGGATCGGCAGTACAGCGTGACGGTCTCGCCGTCGTCGGAGACTACCTTGCGCTCGACGGTGACGATCACAGCTGCTGCCCTTGCGCTGGCCGGTGTCGCTGCCGGTAGGCGGCCAGCTCGTCACCCGGCTCGACCACGCCTTCCAGCTCGCTCTCCACCCCCATCGGCGCCAGCAGGTTGCCGCGCGCCTCGTCTTCCAGTCCGTACAGCCGTCCGTACATCTCCATCAGCCGGCGAGCCACCTCGATGCCCTTGGCGTCGCCGGACAGCGCCTTGGGCCACGCCGCGCGTAGCAGCGCCTCAAGCCGGTCGACGTAGATGGCGAGCGCCTGGTCGCTCAGCAGCTCGCGGTGCTCGGCCGCGTCCTGAATCTCCTTCTTGATGATCCGGTGCACGACCGACTGGTGCAGTCCGACGCTGTGGTGGGCGGCGATCTCGTTCTCGCTCACGCCCGCGATGAACAGGCGCATGATGGTCGCGTCCCGTTTGGCGCGCTGCTCGCGGGTGATCCGCTTGGGACCAGCGGTGCCGCTGCCCGGCTTCGGGCCGGGTCGTTTGTAGGGCCTGTTCACCCTCGCGGTCATGGCGTGATTATGCGCCTACCTCGGGGCAAAACACGCCAACCCGGCTGCAAGGATGTGCTTGACAGGTGTGCTATAAGGCTGCCCGCGGGCCATTCTGTAACGTTTGTAACCTTTGTAACGCTTGCCACGGACACGTTGACCCGCCGGGTTAGCTGGACGACATCTTGTTCGCGTGGCAGTGATGCGTGGGGGGTCCGCGCGCCGCCGGCGTACGCCCGGTGTGTCCCACAGACCCGTTACAAAGGTTACAAAGGTTACAGATTATGGTGCTGGCCAGGGGATCGTCGTCGGCGTCGAGTACATGACCGGCTCCTCCGACTTCTTGGTGGGACCGGGATCGTTGGCGTACAGCGCCTTCGCCTGTTGCAGCCCGGATTCGCGGTCGGGGTGGCAACCGGCCAGATAGTCCCCGGTCTTGCCGCCGATCACACCCCAGGGCTTACTCGACGGGCAGCGGTCGGTCTTCTTCACGTTCCAGGGCATTACGACACCGAGATCGAGGTGGCCGTGGTGGCGATGTTCGACTCCCAGTGGTCGCCGGTCGTCACCGCCGCCACACTCTTCAACCAGTTGTGCAGAGCCAGCACCGTGCAGGGCGTGGTCAGCGGCGGGAAAACGACGGGCTTGTGGGCGGTTTGCGCGGGTGCTACGGGTGCTTCGTTGTCAGCCATACGGGCAGTATCGCGCGCCGTCACCGAAATGCCACGCAAGCACGCCATAATTCGCTCGTGCATGAGGGTGCCTACAAATTCATCGCCAGTATGGTGGCGCGCATGGACCTGCGCCTCTCGGTGGTTGAGCTGGGTAGCCGCACCGTCGCCGGGAACTGGCCGTACTCGGGTCCGGTAAGACCGCTGTTCGGCGACGCGGACGGCGAGCCGGCCTACGTCGGCGTGGACATCGCCGAAGGCCCCAACGTCGATGTCGTCGCCGACGCCGCCACCTGGCAATGCGACCTCGCCGAGGTGGACACCGTGGTGTGCTGCGAGACGTTGGAGCACACACCCGAGGCACAGATGATCTGCTACAACGCCTGGCGGATGCTGGACAGTGGCGGCGTGTTCCTGGTGACGACGGCTGGTGAGGGCCGCGCCGAGCATTCCGCGGTGGATGGCGGCCCGCTGCGCGACGGGGAGTTCTACCGCAACGTGTCCCGCGACCAGCTTCGCGGGTGGCTCACCCGGTTCCGGTTTGTCCTGATCGACACCGACACTCCAACCGACATCTACGCGCTGGCCGTCAAATGATTGGCGTCACCGCCGTGATGGTGGCCTACAACAACGAGGAGAGGGCGGCGCTGCGCCTCAAGCGCGACCTGCTGCCCGCGCTGCGCTACACCGACGCCGAGGTCATTGTGATCGACAACAGCCGTTGCCGATCACACCGCTTGGAGTACGCGGTCCAGCGCGCCGGGGGCCGGTACCGCTGGCAGCGGGGCGCCAACCTGAGGTACAGCCGCGCGATGAACCTGGCAGTGAGCCTGGCGACCAAACCCAACCTGCTGTACGTCTGCACCGAGCACGGCCGCAGCTACGACCACACCTGGGCGCTGGACCTGCTGGCACCGCTGGCGGACGAGAGCGTGGCGATGACCGGGACGCTGTACGACAGCGGCCCGCCGGGTGAGCACGGCTTCCCTGACGACCTGTGGAACTACCACGTCCAGGGCGGCGTCTTCGCGGCCCGCACCGCGGTCATGGCGGCGAATCCCTACCCAGACGGGGACTACGCGCACTACGGCTCGGACATCTACCTCTGCTTCCAGCTTGTCCAGAAGGGACTGCGGCTGGTCGACGTGCCCACCGTCCGCAGCGTCTGGTGGAAGGCCGACCTTAGTGAAGGTGAGTGGAAGTACGTCCACAACAGCGGGAGGGAGTGACATGATCCGTCGTCGGTGTCTGCGGTGTGGTGCGGTCTTCGTGACGTACTTCGGATTCCCCAACTGCTACGACTGCTCAAAGGTGCTGTACCGATGTCGGACGTGACCGTCTGCATACCGTGGCGACCGTCGCCCGCCAGGGTGCCGCTGTACGAGCGCGTGAGGGAATTCTGGGACGAGGTCGGCTGGCCGGTGGTCACCGCCGACAGCGACACCGAGGTCTTCTCGCTGGCGCAGGCCCGCAACAACGCGGTGCGACTGGCCGACGCCGACGTCGTGGTCATCAGCGACGCCGACACCATCCCCACCCTGGCCAACGTGCGGCAGGCGGTCGCCGACCCGGTGGGCATCTGCTGGCCGTTCACCAACTACCGCATCCTGGACCCGCGCTACCTGGACGTGCCGTTCGACCAGCTCGCCGGCTGTCCGATCGTCAACGACTGGGACGGGGAGGGGTTCGTCGGCGTCGGCGGCTGCCTAATCACCACCAGCAAGGAATTCTGGCGCCTGGGTGGACAGCCCCCCGAGTTCATCGGCTGGGGATGGGAGGACACCGCATTCACCTACATCGCGCAGACGCTGTCCACCGTCAGGCGCATCGACGGCCACATCTACGCCTTCGAGCACAACACCCACGCGGAGAAGTACCTGGACGCCAAGTCGGACAGCCCCGGCTGGGACCGCGACAACGACCGCAACATCGACCTGGTGAAGACCTACCGCGCCGCCATCGGCAGAGCATGGCTGATGCGTGAGCTGATCAAGCGGCGGGACAATGGCGCAGCGCCGCCATATATAGGACACGCCGCGTACGGTCCCGATCCGGCCGACATGGAGGTGCCCGAGATGCGCCGGGGGCTGGTCGGCCGCTTCACCCCCTGACTTGTCACCGGGTCACCCTAGCCTGGTGGCAATGGACACAATGCGCGTCGGTGCTGACGTACTCATGGGGACAGCCCCGGTCTTCGGGCGGGGTGACATAGCCGGGACACCGGCACGGGGCGTAGCGGGTGAAGGTCTGCTTCTTCTCGTCCCACCCGTAGGCGATCTGGACCGCGCAGTGCATGTCCGCACCACCGATGCGGTGCTGGGTCCGCTGATGGCCGCAGGCTTTGCAGCGCATGACGACAGGATGAACTAACGACGGCCACCTGCCGCCTCAACACGCCGGTCCTGAAGCGTCCCGTTAATGTCACTGCCCCTTAATACAATAGGTAACGTGGGACGACCAAAGCGGTACTGCTCAGTTTGTGGTGACGACGTACAGGCGCGTGGGTTATGTAACAAGCACTACAGGCGATCGGTCCGAGGTGAGAGCCAACGCCAGTATCCCCGCGCCGGAGCAACGTGTCAGGTAGAGGGCTGCGACCAGCCGCTTGAGGCAAGAGGATGGTGCAAGCGACACTACGACCAGGTCCGCTACAACGGCACGGTCGTCCGGCAAGAGCCGGCCATCAAGCCAGCGGTCTATACGAACGTCCACCATGACCTACGCGAGCAACGCGGCAGAGCTTGTCAGTACCGATGTGTAGATTGTGGTCGGCAGGCGAGGCAATGGTCGTACGACAGTCCCGATGGCCGCTACAGCTATAGCCGTGACCTCAGCAAATACAGCCCGCGGTGCATGAGATGCCATCGGCGACATGACAAGAAAGGGGACTAAACTCGGACTATTTTGTCACAGTCGCGTGTTACAATAGGGGTACGGCGGCAACAGGTCGCCACAAGATGAAAGGTCAGTTATGACACCCACCCTGACAAGGCAGCCCCCCCGAATGGGAGAGACGGGCCCAGAGCACGAGATAGAGGTCGTTCCGCGACGGCCTGTGCGCGAAGCACCGGTCGAACCAGCGCCAGCACCAGCACCCGCGCCGGTGCCCGTACCGCAGCGTGAGCCGGAAACAGCGCCGGTCTGATGGACGACGTACAACAACAGCTTGAGTACCTACTCAGGCAGGACGCGCCGCACGAATTCGCGCCGGACATCGGCGCCGCCGTGCTCGACCAGATCGACGACTGGCTGGGCAGATTCGTCGCGTACCCGGATGCCCATGCCAGACACGCGCATACCCTGTGGCTCGCGCACACCTGGTTCATGGACTGCTGGTACACGACGCCCCGGCTGGCCTTCATCTCGCCAGAGGCCGGCAGCGGCAAGACGATGGCGCTGACGCTGAGTCAGCATCTCGTCCCGCACCCCGACCTGACCGCCGACCTGACCCCGGCGTACTTGTTTCACAGCATCGACCTACACATGTCCGAGTTCGGGGTGCGCCCGGTCCTGCTGTACGACGAGTTCGACACGGTGTTCGTCAACGGCCGGGGCAACGCCTACATGCGCCGCCTCATCGACGCCGGTCACGCCAAGAACGCGACCATCAACCGCATGGTCAGCCGTAAGAACGGCGGTCCCACGCGGTACGAGATTTATGGCGCAATGGCGATGGCCGGGATGATGGACGTGTACGACCTGCCGTCCACCATCAAGACCCGCAGCGTCGTCGTGCGTATGCAGCGGCGCGCGCCGGAAGAGGTGATCGAGCGGTTTGACCCACGGACCCACGCGGCCGAGGGGTTGCAGCTGCGCGACACATTGCAGTTCTGGGCGGAGTTCGTCCACGGTCGCATGACCGAATACCTGCCGGAAGTCCCCGACAAGGTGCGCGACCGCGACCGGGACGTGTGGGAACCGCTATTCTCCGTCGCGGACCTGGCCGGTGACCACTGGCCCGTCACCGCGCGGGCGGCGGCGCTGGCCTTCATCAAGGCCGCTGGCAGTCGCGCGACCCCGAGTCGCGGGATGCAACTGCTGTGGGACATCAAGACCGTGTTCGACAAGAGCAAGGCCGAGGTGATGTTCACCGGTCGGCTGCTGGCCGAGCTGGGGTCATTGGAGGAGTCGCAGTGGGCCGGACTGGCGCCCAAGGTGCTGGGGAGATTGCTTAGCGGTTACAACATCTCGTCTAGTACCCAGCGCCTCGGCGAGCGGGTCCGCAAGGGTTACCGGCGCAGCGACTTCGTCGATGCGTGGCGGCGTTACCCACCGCCCGTGACGGACGGGGGTGAGTCCGATGGATGACGACTACGGCTACCACGCCGACCCGATACCGGACACCCATATCGAGGTGTACGCGCTGCGGACGTTCGCCATCCGCAACGGCAAGGCCGATTCCGTCGTCCAGCAGCAGGGCAGTTACTGGAAAGACGGGGTGTGTATCGCCAAGTGCCTCGTCCACGCCGACGACCCTGAGCACATTGCCCCGATGCCGTCGCCGTGTCGCTGCGGCATCTACGCCTGCCTGACCATCGGCAGGCTGCGGCAGCAGTACCCCGAGTACTGCGCCAAGATCGTCACGGTGATCGAGGCCGAGGGCAAGACCATGCTGGGCACGGTCGGACTGAGGACCGCGGCGGCGCGGGTGGTCGCCTACTGGTGCGCCGAACCCGCGCCGCAGTGGGGTATGGGCAGGCGCGGTGACCCGCCGCCGTCGCGGTTCAACGAGGACGTGGTCTGCGCGCGGGACTTCCCTGGCGCGCGCCGCTTCCGCGACGTCACGGTCATGGCGCGGATATACGGACTGAGCTAGGAGATCCCGATGACGGACCACCCGACTCCGCTGAAGCCTTGCCCGACACCGGACAAGTGGCGCTACCGCAGTGCCGGGGAGGCGATGGCCGGCGTGCCGTTCAACAAGGCCACCAAGCCGCACCACCCCTACCGGTGCTGCTGTGGCTGGTACCACATCACCAGTCACCCCCGTACACGGGCATGAGGACTCGGACTAAATTGTCTTAGTCTAGTGTTACAATAGGTAGTAGGTCGGCAACAGGTCGACCGAGAAAGGAAAGTGACGATGTGAGCACACCAATTGAGAGCTTTGACGTATGGGCGACGGTCAACAAGCTGATGGAGGTGTTTCGGGCGTCCGTCAAGGCGACCGAGCCGATCGGCAGCGACGAGACCGGCTACCTGGTCAGCGTCAAGGGTATGGAGCCCGATGAGTTGGCGCCGTGGGTGTTGTCCTATACCGCCGACCCCGAGAAGTTGGCGCAGGTTGCGTCTGCGGCGATAGCCGCGCTGGTGCTGCGGGACTACCAGCAGGACAACCCGGTGACAGAGGAGGAGGTACGAGGTGACGGGTGAAATCACCTACGGCGGCGGGATGGTCAGGTACTACGGCTACCCGCCCGACGGGTCCGCGTACGGCAGCGAGGGTGGCGTGTTCATCGGGGGCCTGGACGCGCCGGACGCCGGTCCGTTGCCGCATCACGTCAAGCACAGTCCGACCGGCTTCAGTTGGGGCTACGGCGGCTCCGGGCCGGCCGACCTGGCGCGGTCGCTGCTCATTCACGCATTGGGTGACGATGCCCGGTGTAAGAAGTGTGGCGGGACCGGGTGGGTGACCGAAGCACCGGACGGTCACGAGGTCCCCTGTGAGCCTGGCGACGAGTACGGCTGGGGCTGCGTGTGTGAGCGCGGCCTGGTGGTCGTGCCCGCGCTGTACATGGACTTCAAGTGGGAAATCATCGCCAAGCTGCCGCAGGGCAAGCCGTGGATGCTGACCCGCGAGGAGATATTGCAGTGGGTCGAGCAGCACCAACATAAGGAGGCAAACCTATGACCCAATTCAACCGGGACCAACTGGACGAGGCCGTGATGCTGGCCAAGGAGCAGGCCGAGAAGGCCGAGCAGGTCCCGCAACCACCGGACACCGTCATCGTGGCGTGTACCGGCTGCGGCCAGGACATGCGCGTCATCGAGAACGCGATGGTCCCGCGCGCCGTCCTGCCGCTGTCCGGCATCCTGGTCCGTCAGCTCTCCACCGGCAAGAAAAGCTGGTATTGCAGCGAAGTCTGTTTCCAGGATCACCGGTGACCGATGAGGAGCTGCTGGCGCAGGTCCGCATCCGGGCCTTCGAGGGTCTGTTGATCACCGTGATGCTGACCGACGAGTGTCCGATCAAGCAAGGCATGACCGGGCGTTTCAACGAGATTTTGGGCGCGGTCGATGACCTGACCGCGCTGATCGAGAAAAGTGAGGAGAACACATGAGTGACACACACGAGGTACGCGAGTTGAACCGGCGGCTGAAATTCGCCAATCGGACTATGGGCCGTCAGGGACGGACCATTGCCGAGCGTAGGCGTTTGGAACGCATGGTGGACCGTGCCGAGCGCAGCCCGAAACTGCGGCTGGTGAAGTGATGCCCGATACCGACGCGGCATCCCAAC